CAATGGGGCAGTTCATGGCTGAACATGATGATGTTTGGCTGTACATGCACACAGAAAAAAAGGGTGCGCAGGGCGGCATTGATCTGATCAGGTTGATGGACGCATGTGGCATTCCCACCAACCGCACCGTGTGGGTTGACCAGTGGGGCTACTACGCAGGTTTGTCATCTGATGTGATTGCCGCATTGATGGCATCAATGGATGTTCATTTGTTGGCATCACGCGGCGAAGGTTTCGGCGTGCCAGTGTTAGAGGCCGCCGCCTGTGGTGTGCCATCAATCGTTTCCAACTTCACCGCACAACCTGAATTGGTTGACGGTTCCGGTTGGTTGACGGTAGTGCAACCATATTGGGATGCGGCACAGGCAACATGGTTTGCCACACCGCTGGTGCATTCAATTGTTGAAAATCTCAATGACGCATATGAACATGCAAACGACACAGACCGCCGACAGGCTGCCCGTGCGCACGCTGAAACATATGATCACGCCATTGTGTTTGAAAAGTATTGGCAACCAATCCTTTCTCACATTGATGAATTGATGGCCAAATGAGTACGGCACAGATTCCGTGGGGATTGTTGGGGCAACGGTTGGATGCGTTTGAACGCATCACCGCAATGTTGCAACCACAGTGTGTGATTGTTGAAACTGGCACTGTCCGGTTGGCAGGCAATTGGGGTGGTGACGGGCAGTCAACTGTTGTTTGGAATGCTTACGCTGAACAATTGGGTGGGCATGTCACAACAATTGATTTGGACCCGGTTGGTGCGCAACTGGTTGAACAGTTGGGTTTGAATTGCACAACGGCAATCACCGGTGATTCATTGCAGGTGTTGCAAAATCTCGAGGTTTCGCACATCAACTTTTTGTATTTGGATTCATATGATGTGGACTGGTCGAACCCTGAACCCGCAGCCGCACATCATTTGGCTGAACTGAAAATTGTTTGGCCGCTACTGCAACCCGGTTCAATTGTGGCTGTTGACGATAATCGAAACGGACACGGAAAAGGTGAACAGGTTGCAGCGCACATGGCTGCACTAGGGGTTCCCGAAATCATTAGCGGCTACGTTCGCGCATGGAAGGTTCCACAGTGACAATCACAAACGGATACTGCACACTTGATGAATTGAAAGCAGTGTTGCGCATCATGGACACTGTTGATGATGAACTGTTGGAATCACGAATCAGTGAGGCTTCACGGGTAATTGATCAGCATTGTGATCGCAGGTTTTACGCTGATGCAACTGCAACGGCACGGGTGTTTGTGGCGAACGCATCGGATGTTGTGTTTGTTGATGACATTTCAACCACCACTGGTTTGGTTGTGAAAACAGACAGCACCGGTGATGGCACCTACGCCACCACGCTCACCGCGTCACAAATTCAAAGTGAACCATTGAACGCCACGGCAAAGGGTTTGCCTGTCACATCGATCCGTGGCACCGCCACCGGTGTGTTTCCAACTACGGCTGCCCCGGCTGGTGTGCAGGTCACAGCCCGTTGGGGTTGGCCTGCCGTGCCGGAACCGGTCAAATCCGCATGCATTCTTTTGGCAGGTCGATTGGTGAAACGTGGTGATTCCCTTTTGGGTGTTGCCGGGTTCGGGGATTTGGGTGCCATCACTGTGCGTGCCATTGACCCGGATGTTGAACGCATGTTGCGCCCCTATCGCATTGCAGTGGTTGCCTGATGGCAGGCAACGGTTCCGATCTTCAAAACGCATTGGCCGCAGCGTTGGCAACCATTCCCGGTTTGCGTGTCGCAGACCATTTGCCTGAACAGGTTTCACCGCCAATGGCAGTGATCCAATTGCAATCAGTCACATACCATCGTGCAATGCGTGGCGGTTTGTCTGAATGGCGTTATGTGATCTCACTGATTGCAGGGCGCATGGGTGACCGTGCCGCACAACGCCAAATGGACAGTTGGCTTTCATACGGTGGCCCGCAATCAGTGCGTGCCGCAATTGAAACTGATCCAACACTAGATGGCAATGCATCAACATTGATTGTTGAAGAAATGGTGAGCGTGCGCCCGCTGTCAATTGGTGATGCCGCCTACACCACCTGTGAATTCAATATCACCGTTCACGCCTAGAAAGGGACAAACGTGAGTGAATACAAAATCGTTGGCAATCACAATGTGGTTGGTCACGAACCCGGCAACATCATCAGTGATGATGACCTTGCCGCAGTTGATGTGCAACATCTGATTGATGCAGGACACATCACACCAGTATCCAAAGCGGTCAAGGCCGCACCCGTCACCAATGAAAAGGACTGAGCAAAATGCCTCAGGTAATTACAAACGCAGCGGTCACCATCGGTGGCGTTGATCTCTCGCAGCACATCACAAAGGTCACGTTGTCATCAACGCGCGCCGAAATCGAAACCACCACGTTCGGCAATGTTGCCAAGCGTCGTGTTGGTGGACTTGCTGACAACAGTGTTTCCATTGATTTCAATAATGACTACACCGGTGCAGGCAGTGTGGAAGCCACCCTGTACCCGCTACTTGGCAGCACCGCCGCGGTTGTTGTTCGACCGAACGGAACCACCACCGGCACCGCTAATCCGTCCTACACCTTCAATGTGTTGGTGACTGAATGGATGCCACTGGATGCACAGGTTGGCGAACTGACCACTGCATCAATCACATGGCCGGTTGACGGCACCATCGCAAAGGCCACTGCCTAGTCATGGCCGCGCTAATGCGTTTACGGGTCTGCCCTACTGAGGGTGAAGCGTATGATGTGAATGTCACACCACTGGTGATTGTGTCTGCTGAACGGCAGTTTGGTAAGGGCATGCAACAGTTGTTTGGGGAATCAGCGTCATATGAGGCGTTGTGTTGGGCAGCATGGAAAGCCTCACATGTTTCCGGTCATGTTGTGAAACCGTTTGATGAATGGTTGCAGGGCATTGACAGCATTGAAGCCGGTGAGGTTGAACGCGTCCCTTTGGCGAATCCATGACATTGCTGGTGGCACAGGTCGCTGTTGCCACCAGCATTTCCCCTGTTGATTTGTTGAACACGCCACCGGACATTTTTTTTGCAATGGTTGGTTTGTTGAAACAACAGGCACGCGAAAGGTCACGCTAGGAAAACGTCATGGCATCGAAAAGACCCAAACCGTCATTCAAAGCGAAAGCGCAGGCAGATTTCACCGGGCGTTCCGGTTGGGATTTGGATGGTGCGTTGTACAACTACGCTGAAACAAAAGCGTTGATGAAAGAATATTCACCTGAATTGCGCAAAGCGATGGACAAGGAAATCAGGGCAACCCTGTCCCCTATCGCGAAACGTGCCAAATCGTTTGTGCCTGATCAACCGTTGTCAGGTTGGAACTACGGCAGCGCAGGCCAACGCTACATGGATAGCCGTTTGCCGTTTTGGAATCCGGCATTGGCAAAACGTGGCATTGCAGTCAGGCAAGGCGGCAGACGTTCCAAAGGCGCAGTGACACAGGCGGCATGGAAAATTTCAAATAGCAGTGCAGCCGGTGCAGCGTTTGAAACCGCAGGGCGTGGCCCGTCCACACATGCGTTTGTTCAGGCAATTCAAAACCAACATGGCAAACCGTCACGTTTGATTTGGCGTGCATGGGATGAAGCCGGTGGTGAAAAAGAAATCACCACAAAAGTTGTTGCAACAATCAAAGAATCAGAATCAATACTGCAAACGCAGTTGAACGCAATGAGATAGGGGGCCAGTCATGGCCGTTGTGCTGAACGTCATTTCGACATTCAACGATAAGGGACTGAAAAGCGCAACGGACGAACTGGACAAGTTCAGCAAGGCCACCACTGAAAAGTTGAGCACAACCACCAAAGCAATGGGTGCGGTTGGTTTTGGCATTCTCGCCGGTGCCGGTGCAGTCGGGGTTGGGTTGTATCAAATCGGATCATCATTTGATGAAGCGTTTGATGCAATCAGAACGGGGACCGGGGCAACCGGTCCTGCGTTGGAAGCATTGCAAAACGATATGAAAGCGGTTGCCAGTGCGGTGCCTGCATCGTTTGCTGATGCTGGTGCAGCGGTCACAGGGTTCAATCAAAAACTTGGGTTGACCGGTGAACCGTTGCAGTTGCTTTCTGAACAAGCATTGGAACTGTCACGCATTACCGGCACTGAACTAGCGGGCAATGTTCAATCAATCACCAGTGTCATGCAAAACTTTGGTGTGTCTACTGGTGAGCAGTCCGGCAAACTTGATTTGCTGTTTAGGGCCTCGCAGAAATCCGGCATTTCAGTTGCAGATTTGTCATCACAAATGTCCGGTGCCGGTGTTGTGTTGCGTCAGGTTGGTTTGGATTTCGACCAGTCCGCAGCGTTTTTGGCGACATTGGGCAAGGCCGGAATTGATGCATCAGATGTGATGCCTGCCCTGTCAAAAACGTTGGCGACCGCAGCCAAAAGCGGCAAGGATGCAACCGCAGTTTTCAATGACACATTCAATGCAATCAAAAATGCGCCAACTGATGTTGATGCCGCAGGGGTTGCACTTGATGTGTTCGGGGCTAAGGCTGGCCCGAAGTTTGCCGCAATGATTCGTGAGGGCAAACTGTCCTATCAGGACATGTTGACCAGTTTGCAGGGCGGCAGTGAAACCATTTTGGGTGCCGGTGCAGACACACAAGATTTTGGTGAGAAACTGACCCTGTTGAAAAACAGGGTTTTCGTCGCGCTTGAACCGATTGCAACCAAAGTGTTCAACGCCATTGGTGATGCAATGGACCGGGTTGGTCCGAAGGTTGAACAACTGACGAACTGGATGATGGAACACAAAACGGTGATGACGATTGTTGCCGGTGTGTTGGGTGGTGTGATGCTGATTGCATTGGCTGCATACACCGCCGGAATGATTGCCGCTGCTGCTGCAACGATTGCAGCGGGCGCACCGTTCATTGCAATTGGTGCAGCCATTGCCGCAGTTGTCGCAGCAATCATTTACCTGTGGACCAATTGGGATCAGGTGTGGAACTGGATCATGGAACACAAAGCAATTGCGGCAATCATCGCAATACTTGGTGGGCCAATCATTGTTCCAATTTTTGCGTTGGTCGCAGTTGGCAAATGGTTGTGGGCTAACTGGAAAACGATTTGGGAAGGAATCCAAAACGTTGTTGCAGTTGTGTGGTCTGTGCTGCAAACAATTTGGGGCGCACTGATCACTGCTGTTGAAACGATTTGGAATGCCATGCAATTCCTTTGGGATATTGCACAAAATGTGTGGTCCGGTATTGTCACGGCAATTGAATTTGCGTGGTCTGTGATTCAAACAATTTGGGGTGCCATACAAACCGCCATATCAATCCTTGTGGCCTACTACCAATTTTTGTGGAATGTTGTGCAAACCGTTTGGAACGCAATCACCGGTGCAATCGGTGCAGCGTGGGGATTCATCAGTGGTGTGTTTGAAAAAATCAAATCAGGCATTGCAACAGTTTGGGGATTTTTTCAAACAGCAAAAGACATAATTGGCAGCGTGTTCTCAAACATTGCTGATGCGATCAGTGGACCATTCCGCACTGCCTTCAATTTTATTTCCGACGCATGGAACAACACAGTGGGCAAACTGTCATGGTCTGTTCCCGGTTGGGTTCCTGTCATTGGTGGCAACACAATCAGCGCACCGAAACTTCCCCGATTTGCCTCAGGTGGGTATTTCAACACATCGATGGCAGGCGGTTCGGGCCTCGCAGTTCTGCACGACAACGAAATGATTTTGAACGCGCAGCAACAAAAAGCATTGTTTAGTGGCAAAGGGTTAGGCGGTGGCGGTGGTGTGTACAACATCAATGTGAATGTGTCCGCTACTGCTGACAAAGCGGCGATTGGGCAAACCATTGTTGAAGCAATTTCAGCGTATGAACGTCGCGCTGGTGATGGGTGGCGGGCAGCATGAGTGCAACCCTGATTGATGGTGTTGTGTTCACAGTTGAAATTGGGTTCAGTACCACAGCCGGAACCAACAGGGTGCCGTTGGGTTCCACCCTCGCATCAATCAACTGGACAGACGTGAGCGCATACGTGCGCAACGTGTCCACCAGTCGGGGCCGGTCATCAGAACTAGACACATTCCAAACCGGGTCTGCATCAATCACATTGTCTAACGCTGATCGCAGGTTTGACCCTGAACACACGGCAGGCCCCTACTACGGGGCATTGACCCCGTTGCGCCCTGTTCGTATCCGTGCGCAATATGGTGCGGGTGCAACCACCAACCTATTTTTTGGTTGGATTGAACAGTGGCCGCAAACCTATGAAAACCCTACCGATGCAACGGTGACTGTCACCGCATCGGATGGGTTCAAAGTTTTGAACCTGCTGACGTTGCCATCAGAATGGGCCTATCGGGTTTTGACTGACACCCGCGTTGTGTATTGGTTGCGCATGGGTGACGGCACATCACCGACAGTGTTTGATGCATTCAACAACCGCAAGTTTGGTGACTACAAAACCCTTGCCGGTGCAGCATCATCAGGTGTTTCCACTGACAGTTTGGTTGCCAATGATGACAACCCGGCTGCGGTGTTTGATGGCACAAAATATGTTGAAGGAACAATCCCGTGGGATACCTCTGCAATAAATTTTTGGATGCAAACTTCAACAACCGCTGTTGGTGAATACGCAATTTTCACATTCCCAAATGATCTGCCTAGTTGTTTGGGCATGGTTGTCACAGCGGGTGGTGTTGGCACGTTGCGTTTTACGCGCGCAACAAAAATGATTGGGATCCCGGGTTTGCCTACCCCCGATCTAGTAGGTTCGTTCACATCGACTGTTCAGGTGAATGATGGCAAACCGCATCACATTGTTTTGAACGTGAATGATCCAGAATTTCCAAGCCCCACCCTTTACATTGATGGGACACGGGTCACATTGACGGCAGGCGCGTCAGGTGATTATGACGGACCCACAAACCAATCAGGTGTTGCCCGCCCCTATCGGGGGTCAACAACTTCCGGCACCAATTTTGCCAGTGCGTTCATTGGCACGTTGGATGAGATTGTTGTTTACGCAATCACTGCAATCCCGGTTGAGTATGTGTATGCCGCAGATGTGACAACCAACTACCAAATTGGTGCTGGCACATATCTTGCCAATCAACGCACTGATCAGCGCATCAGCACAGTGTTGACGATGGCGCAGTGGATGACAGACGGCACCGATTTGGCGACAGGTTCCGGAACAGTGCAAGCCATCGCGACACAAAACAAAACCCCGTTGGCAGTTGCACAGGAATGTGAAGCCGCTGAACAGGGCAGGTTGTTTGTTGACCGTGACGGCAAGGTTGAATTCATTAGCCGCAACGCCTTTGCCACATCATCGATCTACAACACCAGCCAATACACGTTTGGTGATGGTGCTGGTGAATTGGGTTACACCAGTTTGCAGTTTGAATTCAATGATCGGCTGATTTTCAACCGGTCGGTTGTTGGTCGCAGGGACGGTGCAACCGTCATTGTCAATGACACCACATCACAAGGTGAGTATTTTATCCGCACCAGTGATGTCACTGATTTGATTGTGGACACTGACCAGCAAATTGTTGACATTGCCAATGCGCGCGTGTCTGCGTATGCGGAACCAAAGTTGCGTGTTGAACAGTTGACGTTCACACCACGCCAGTCACCGGTTGCGTTGTATCCGGTTGCTATTGGTGTTGAGATTGGCACACGCATCACGGTGAATCGCCGCCCGCAGGGTGTGGGTTCATTGATTTCAAAACAGGTGATTGTTGAGG